TCTTTAGCTTGTGTATAACGTGCCACGTATAAGAATAGTAGCGAATCACACGCACGAGCGAATCGAATGAGAACAGAATTAAATTAATATTATTAACCTTTAAATAAGACACAAAACCGCTATTATTTTTATACGGTGTTGTGCGTAGTTAACTTATGATACCGACACTTAGAACAATGACAAGAAAATCAAAAATGGGGTTTGGAAAATATAAAGACAAGACCGTTCAAGAAATGATAGATCTTAGACGCACTCTTGACTTAATTTCTGCTTATTATAAACTGACTTCTATAAATTATCAAGATGACATACTCACTGAATTAAAAATAACTGAAGAATACAGGATTGAAAAACCTTCTGCAAACAAAGAAATGTATTATAAATTTCTTAATGAAAATGGATATAAATTAAGGTCAATAGGGCAAGGTGCTGACAAGCTTAAAAAACAAACAAAATCATTTTCCAAAAGCCAGTTGCAAGGAATGAACCACGGTCGTTAATTACGCACAACTACATACTAAGCTAATATTTACCAAACTTTAAAACATTGAATATTAATAACTTAATCTTTGATTTATGTATTTAAAATTAAAAGCAAAATGGCAAGTTAAAAGCCATCCACACATTAAGTTGACTTCTAATAGAAAAGCATATAATGAAAAAACAGGAAGGTTGAAAAAAATAACTACAAATGGTGGTAGTATTGGTATATGGCTAGATAACAAAACATTTTTGGTAAAATCAAAACTTAAAGAAAATATAGAATTAGAACCTAAAAAAGAATATTGTCCTTTTTAAAATAAAATATATGAAACAAATAGAAGAACATTGGGTTTTTATACAAAAATTCAAAGGCAAAATAATTGATGTGATGATTTTTGGCAGCCTGAAAGAGCTTTACAATCAAAAAAACTATATAATATTTGAAGATGATAAATCAGGTTCTTATTCTAAACTTTGGTCTCAAGCCAATTGTTCATTAAAAAATATAAAAGAGAAAAACTTTTTAGAAAAAGAGAATTTCTTGATAAAAAAAATAGTTCTACAACGGGCAAAAATGAAAAATAAAAAGTAATATTTTATATTTTTATAAAAATATTGGCTATTTTTGAAAAACTAAAACGAAAAAAAAATGAGTACAGAATTAACAACAACAAAAGTACAAACGCTATTATCTAGTGAAAGCGTTAAAGAAAGATTAAATGAAATACTTGGCAAAAGAGCATCAACATTTGCCACTTCTGTTTTACAGATTATAAAATCAAGTGATTTATTAGCCCAAGCAGAACCTAATTCTGTGGTTGGCGCAGCAATGACCGCAGCTACATTAAATTTACCTCTTAATAATAGTATAGGGTTTGCATATATAATACCTTTTAACACTAAAAATAAGGATGGTTCATCTTCTGTTAAGGCTCAATTTCAGTTGGGTTATAAGGGATTTTTACAACTTGCTCAACGCAGTGGACAGTTTAAGACTGTTAATGTAACAGAGGTTAAAGACGGTGAAATTTTAAGTCGTGATAGATTAACAGGTGATATTGAATTTTCATGGATTCAAGATGATTTAATAAGGGAAAAAACAAAAACGGTTGGATATGTTTCTTATTTTAGTTTATTGAACGGATTTGAAAAAAATATGTTTATGAGTATTGATGAACTTAATGCGCATGGAGGTAAATTTTCTAAAACTTTTAAACAACAATATGGACTTTGGAAAACCGATTTTGATTCAATGGCAAAAAAGACAGTGCTTAAACTTTTACTCAGCAAATATGCGCCACTATCAATAGATATGCAAACGGCTGTTCAAACAGACCAAGCAACTTTTAACGATGTCAATAATCCAGATGATATAAACTTTCCAGACAATGAGGAAACAAAAGTTGACCCAGATAAAGAAAGAATGATGACTTTGATAACTTCGGCTAAGACTTTAGATGATATTGAGTTTGCAAAACAGCACGTTACCGATGAAACTTTGATTCCAGCTTTGCAAGCAAAGGAAATTCAACTTAAAAAAGAAGCTAAAAAATAAGATATGGACTTTTCAAAATATCAATTTAGAGCCTCACAGGCGCATTTTTTAATGACTGGCACTATTGGGATAACCGACATACAGGAAAACGAGTTAAACGTGTTATTAAATAGAAAAAAGGCGTCCGAAACGGGATTAAAAAAACCTTTAACAGCGGTAATGGAAGCAAAGTTTAGTGAACTTATCTTAAAAAGAGATTCAAAAGAACTTCCAAAAACGATACAAACGGAACTTCGTAAAATCCATAGGGCAGAAACATTTAACCGAAACTTCTTGTTTACCAATAAATACGTTCAAAAAGGCATATTACAAGAAGAAGAAGCCGTTACTTTATACCAAATGTACCGAAAAGATATTTTAAAGCTTAATACGTTCTTTACTAAAAATACAGACCGTTTAAAAAATGATTGGTTTAGTGGGGAGTGGGATTTACCAACATTGGACGAAATCAAAAAAAACAAAGAGGGATTTGATATTAAAAACTCATGGGGTTTAGATACATTTCCGTTTAAAGAAGATGAATTAGATAAGAATTATTACGCTCAAAATCAAGTTTACATGGACTTAACAGGGGCTGAAAAATGGACTACCGTTTACTGTTTGGTCAATGGAACCGAACATCTTGTTAATAACGAAAAACAAAAACATTTTTACGCACTTAATATGCCCGGAAATGCAGATGATAAATATTACGATGAATACGTAAACAAATGCCGTGATGTAGAAAAGATGATGATATTCGATTATGAAAGATTTATAAAAGTCAATCCATTTCACAACATGGAAATATCAAAGGACGAATGGTATGGTGAGGGTTTCGATATTCCTTTAAAAGACCGTGTTTTAGAAAAAACTGTTTATCGTGATGAAACCTTTTTAAAAGAACTAAAAGAGCGAGTTGTAATCGGTAGAAAATACTTAAATTCACTTAACAAATAAGTCTTTTAACCAATGATAACAAACATAAGAACATTAAGAGAATTGGTTTTAAAAACTAATTACTACAAAAAACTTACAACTAATCAAAAAGACATTTTGTTAAAAAGGAATAATTTAATCCAAATAGAACATGGTTTAAATCTTATTAAAAATATTGGTTTTGAAAAACTTGAGAAAGAACATAATTTTTCTTATGCAAATAAAGAAATTATAAAAGAATTATTTTAAAATATCAATATATTATGATTAAAGAAAAGATTTGTAAAGGTCATGGAAAAGCTAAAGGGTTTGAAAGCTGTGGTTCATTGGTAGATGTTAGGTTTTTAAAATATGGTCTTTGTAAATCTTGTTATACTAAATGGTTAATTTCAGATGAACCTATAGCAAAAAAAACATTTGAGTCTTTTTTGGTTAAGAACAAACGTGATTTTGAAAAAAATGTAAAAAAGAAAATTAAGCAAGAAAACCAAAACAGAAAATCAATACAAAGACTTATACAAGAAGCAAGGAAGCCATTTCATAAATGGATAAGGTTGCGTGACATAAACAGATCGTGTATTAGTTGCGGAAGTGTTATAAGTGAAATTTGGGATGCTGGTCATTATTTTAAAGCAGAACTTTATTCGGGGCTTATTTTTGATGAAAGAAACGTGCATAAACAATGCCGTAAATGCAATACTTATCTTAATGGAAATGAATCAAATTATAGGATTGGTTTAATACAAAGATATGGAAATGATTTTATGAAAGAAATTGAGGATTGCGCTAATGAAAAAAGAAAATACATATATACAAGGGATGAACTTATTTCAATAAAAAATCATTATCTGGAATTATTAAAAACAATATAAAATTATGAAAAAAAGTTTAAAAGAATTAATACAGGATAAAGGCATTAAGATTATTTGGGTAGCAAAAAAAATAGGAGTTTCTCAACCGCTTTTAACTATGAAGTTAAATGGTAATGCAACTATGGATGATACTACTAAAGAAAAGATACTACAAGCTTTAAATATTGATGTTAATGAAATTATTTTATAATGCAAAAAGAAATATATATAACACAGTCTTTGCATGAGCCGAATGCTTATTTTATTTTTAGACCAATCGGATCAGGTGCGGTTACAGAAATTAAATTTTCTATTTCACCAAAATCAAAATTAATAAAGTGTTCAGAAATTTTAATGTTGCACGAGATTAATTTTATAAGAGAAAATATAATAGATGCTTTTTTCAAGGTTGATAGCTCGGTTACAAACACTAATTGGTATGATAGCCATTTTATAAAAAAGACTTACAATAAGATCCAATGACACTTAAACAATTAGAGGTTTATTTTATCATAAAACAGCTTAATTCTGACACTATATATCTTGAAGAAGGCACAACTATCATAAATCAAGATAAGTTTGTTAAAAGCCATATTTCAGCTTTAAAGGCTAATTCTGGAAATAGAACATTTTTACCTTTTTATGATAGATTGATTAAATTTTATAAAATAATTAAAAACTAAAACAATGATTGAAATTAAAAAACACCGTGAAAATAATGCAGATTCTCAAAATTTCCTAGATGATAACATTGAACGTTTAAACAACCAATGTAGTAAAGTATTAAAAGACCTTTTATCTGGTGAGCGAATAACCTGTGATTCCGCTATGTTTAAGCATGGTATAAGGCATTTACCTAGAAGAATTTGTACACTTAGAGAAATGGGTTATGAAATAAAAGATGTTAGATTGGCTAACAGGTGCAAGGAATATTTTATGAACAAAGATGTTAATTAAACTGAAATTAATTATATTTGTAATTCAAATCCGCCAAGACATGAAAAAATTAATCAACAACCCTTTCTTTAGTTTACTTGGCGGTACTATCGAAGGGGTTTGTTATTTTATATAATATGGCAGAGGGTAAAAAAACATTTATATTCTATTCCGATTGGATAAATATGATTAGAGAGATGCCTAATTCTGATGCTGGTGAGCTTTTAAAACACGTTTTAAGCTACGTTAATGATGAAAATCCTGTAACAGATAATTTACTTGTTAAAATGGCATTTGGACACATGAAACCGATGTTAAAAAAGGACTTAGATAAATGGGAAAAACAGTTGCAACAATTTAGCAAAATGGGGAAGAAAAGTGCGGAAAAAAGAGCGTTGAATCTAGTTGAACCTAAGTTAACGTACGTTGAACCTACGTCAACTGTTAATGTAAATGTTAATGTAAATGATAACGTTAATGAAAATGATAATAATATTTTATTGACCGAAAAAAAAGTTTTTAGTGTAGAAATTTATCCAACTTTTGAAGATTTTTGGCATGAATATGATAAAAAAGTAGGTAATAAAAATAAAATAAAAAAACAATGGGATAAGCTAAGTCAAAAAACAAAAGAGCTTATTTTGGGTTATATTCCAAATTATAAACTTTCACAACCAGAAAAAAGATTTAGAAAAAACCCAGAAACATTTTTAAACAATGAATCTTGGAATGATGAACTAATAATATCAAAAATTAACAACAATGGAAAACAACCAGAACAACGGACTAACCAACAAATCGCAACAGACGCATTTAACTCCGATATTGCAAAAAACTTTAGATTTCAGTAAAGAAATAATAAACGGAAATGTTAATGTTTCAGTTGTAGAAATGGGTTTGACTATTAACAAGTGTTTAGAAAAACCAAACATAAGAATTGTTTTTAAGGATGAATTTGCGCAAGTTGGATTTTCTGTTGTTAAGGTTTTGGTAATTCGTTTCATGGAATCTTTTGGGTTCAGCACAAAAATGAACGATTCACAAATAGACACATTAACAGTCGATACATTAGAAAAATTCTCTTATGAAAGTTTAGAAGATATAGTATTGTTCTTTAAAATGGCTAGAAATGGTTCATTTGGTACTACAAATAGAGGCGTTGATTCTAATTTGATATATGGGGAATGGTTTCCAAAGTATCTTGAAAAAAAGTCGGAATTAAGAGAACAAAGTTATTTAAATCAAAAAGGAAAAACTTCAAAAAAACAAGCAAGTGACTATGATGTAAAATTTACATATGAAAAATTAAAAATATTGAACCAATATAAAAAAGTTGAAATATATGTTGATAAAATAACGCAAAATATGGATAGGCAACTTTTAGAAGATACTATTATTGATTGGGAAAAAGACCAAGTTAAAAAACCATTTTTGGATATACTTAAACGAAAAAGAAAAACTATAAAATGACAATAGACTATTTAAAAATACATAGGCATATTTTAAAGCGTTTAAATCAAATAAATAAATCACAAGATTGTTTTGCTAAAAAACTAAAAATAGGACGTTCTACAATTTGGAGGTTAAGCCAAAAAAAAGAAATATCAATGACCAACTTTTTAAAAATAATAAATTGGTTAGATGCTGATTTAAAAGATTACATAATAATAAAAAAATAAAAAGAATACTGCATAAATTTGAAAAGTAAATATTATAAATAAAATTAAATAAATTTATTAGCTATCTTACTAAGAAGTAGTAAGGCTGCTAAACCTAAAAAGATATATAAGATGTTTGCGTTTTTAAATTCTACTTCTTTTGTTTTAGAATTATCTTTTAGGCTTTCAATAGTTTTATTAAGCTCTTTTATGCTCTCGCTCATGCAGTCTATCTGTGTTTGGTTGCCTTCTTTATCATAAACGATTTTAAGCGTATTTGAGCCACTCTTTTCAAAATTCCTTACATAGATAGTAGTGTCTTTATAAACAGCCTTAGGAACGATGTATTTAAGCGTATCACCATTTTTATAAACCTCGCTGATTGTTGTTTTTGTGCTTTCAATATCTTTCTTATCTTTTAGTGATTTACAAGACGTAAAAAAAAGAATTAATATAAGTAAGTATTTCATAAGTTTAATTTAAATTAATTCATTTTCGTTTATTTTCTGTAATCCCATCTTGCCTTGGTTTTTCTAAAATCATAATGAACAAATGTGTTATAAACACCTATGCCGCCTTGTAACATATGACCGTCGTAAATTAACTCATCTATTAAACCAGCTAATATTTCAGGCTTATAGCCTTTGACTTGTATATCTGCCGCTTTACCTAAAAGATGTTGAGAATTTTTAACACCTCCAACTTCTTTATTATGCTTTTCACACCTATAAGCACTATTGATTTTAATGGGTTTTGATACAATGTCACGTAATATTTGAAGTTGATTGGCTAATTTTATGATGTTTGAATATACTTCTGGAGGCATTTCGCAGCCACATTTACACTCAAATTCTGAAATATTAAAGTTTTTTGTCATAAAAATTAATAATTAAAGGGGTTGACACTAAAAGTTCTGCCGCTGCAACACTGTACCAATTAAAAAAATAGCCAAAAGAAAACAATAAAATAGAAACGATAAAGGAAATATAAGCTGATTGTTTCATTATTTTGTTTTTAGAATGGTTTATAAGCCCTATATAAGCTGAAATTATAGCTAAAGCAGTAAAGACAAGGTGTAAATTTTCAATGATTTTAATAGGACTGTTCACGGAAAACGCCCCAATAAGCAAAAATAAAACTGAAGTAATTTCATCGTATTTTTTACCTCGTTTAATAAATGCAATAGCTATACTACCTAAACATAGGTAAAGTAAAAACTCATTATAAGTGTCTGCATACTGCGACCACGAAGGATTTAAGCCTAAACAAGTCATCGAAAAACCTAATATAAATCCGATTAAAGCATAATGTCTATCTCTCATACAAAAAATTTTTAACTTAAAAGTACGGTAAAACCGTAATACGATTATTTTAGTTTTTTTTTACAATCCACTTAATAAATGACCAAACACTGCCATTGTGATATTTTTCAACATCTCTTTTTATTTTTGTAGCCCACCACAAAATAGCTAAAACCCCTCCTGTTATAGTTACTATGGATGAAAAAGCAACGGCAAAAAACACAGTAAAAAGCGTCATGGCTATTGAATCTAATATTGGTATAATTCTTTCAGGCATTGTTCTTTTTAATTTTATTTAAAAAAATTTTTAACTTAATTATATTTTTTTCTTTTGGTTTGTATTTTATAGCACCCATCCACCAAAATCATTTTTTTTACTAGGATACATATCCCCATTTGAATTACTGTTGTATTCTAAAAATAAACTAGAATTAAAACACATATAGTCTAAAAATCGCCTTGTATAAAATTGAGCCGTAGTTCTTTGTTTTTCAATTAAAAAATCTATTTCATTCTTATTAACGCTTTCAGATGTTTCCGAACTATGTTTATAAACGCCTCCATTAGACACTGTATAAGCTGCGTAAGGCATGAACTCAACTAATGACCATTGTATGTGCATTGGTTTGATATACGTCGTTAAAAGCGTCTTATAATTAGAATTTACAACCTCATCTAAAGTTCCTGCAATAATTAAGCTTTGCAGTTTGTTGTAAAGGTCTGTGCCTAAATAACCCTGTATATGTATGTCTTGAGCAATCTCAACATATTGCGTAAATTTATTAACGTCTAAATTTCCATTAAGAACGCTATATCTTTTTAAATCGTCGGCTGTTATAAATAGTGCTTTCATTTTCCGTAGTTTGGATGATGTCCGTTGTTAGGCATATCTTTTGGTGCAATTTCCGAAGTTACATAATCAACCCCTTTTGGCTTATAGCTTTCAGGAATCGACTCAACGATATCACTTGAACTCAAAGCTTTATCTGGTTTGAAGCTTCCATCTGTGTTTTTTTTCAATCTGTAAAGTTGTTCGCTCCAAAAATGACCGCAGTTAACACCACCTTTATATTTAAACAATGAATAGTTTTGACCTTTATGCCCGAATGAATTGTTAACACCTTGAAAAGACGCCTGATCTATATCTTCTTTTCTATAAACTACTCCGTTATCGGTTCGGCTCATCATTGTTCTGCAAAAGTTTCTACTTTTGCCAGATGAATATTTTTGAGAATATTTATACCTAACCTTATAATAAGATTTGTCTAAACTACTTGGATCACTTGGTTTTGATTTTATAAAATTTGCTAATTTAGTAAGCATATCTTTTTTAGGCTTAATCATTTTTTTAGCCCAATCTTCAATACTTATATTTTTTTCGCAATGCTCGCGCTCATCAACTAATTCCCATTCATCATCAATAGTTTCTCCTTCTAGTGCGTTTAGCATTTCATCATCATTAAAGCCTTCATTGTCTTTAGACATTTTTACGCCTGTTTCTTCTTCTTTGGTTTCAGAATCCAGCCCGTTTGTTTCTATAAATTCCAAAGGTTGAATGGTTTTGAAATAAAGTTTTAAATTAATATCATTGATAGATAGTATTTCATCAAACACGTCAATCAATTCATTTTGATAAGTCTTGATAACTATATTGTCAAAGAAGATTGAACTGTTTTTTATTTCATCTGCGTTACTTCCTAAACCACCGCCAGCTTCACGAATGCCCAAAAGTAAAGGGCTTGTTACTTTGTGTGAAACAAGTAACTTATTTCTGCATTCATCACTTAAATACTGATAATGTGCAGGCGCATCATTTAAAGGTAAATCTTCAACAGTTGTTTTGCTTTCTGCGTTATTATTAAAAGCAACAATTACTTTTTCACCTCTTGCACCTGTTACTTTTTTAAGAACATCATTTTTTATTTGAATCTGTTTTTCTTCATCTGGAACGCCGTTATTAAAATTAATAACCTTAGTACCGCTAAAGCCATTTATAGTATCGTTTATTAAGTAGTCGGCTATTTCTTCTTCTAAAACAGCGTAAGGCAAAGCACCAACATAGTCAACTGGCGTGTAGTAATAATAGCCACTTATATAAGGTTTGATGACATAAATCTCATTTCCTGTTTTATTTCCAAAACCAAAAGATTTTATAAAAGTAAGTTTGTCGCTTTTTTTGTGTTCTTTCCAATTTGGATGATAAGCCCACGATTCTATTTCGCCTTCATCATTAAATTTTGTGGCTCTTAAAGTTTCCATAGGAAAGTGTGTAATGCTTTTTACCTTATTTTTATCATAAGTGATTTGTATTGCTGCCATTCCTAAAATCTTTCTGTCATTTATAATACGACGTAAATCAGTCGGTTTAATCAATGATTTCATCATAGCGTATTGTTCGGGTTTTCTATTGCTATCTAAAGCATCTATGCCCTTACCATAAATCATGTTTACAACACCGCTTATAATAGCATTGTTAGTAGCACTACCTACATATCTGTCAATCAAATATTGAAAATAATTATTATCAGCCCCATAGGTTACATAGTCTTTGTTTTTTTCTTCAATGACTAAAGGAGTTGTATATTTTGAGAG